CGCTTTCGAGTAAGGCATTATAATTTTGGTGATTCGTTAATATGTATTAACGCAGGCTCTGTAATATTTAAGCAGGGTGTACCTATCAAAATATTATTTTATGCGTTCCAACGTCCTTGGGAATATGAGGATGAACTTATAGCACCCACACATTTAATTTAAATAGAAACCCGCTTAGGCGGGTTTTTTATTACTTAAAACACAACATGTAGTGGTATTTATGTAAATAAATTTGTTTATATTGTGTTTAAGTCGTTAGAATGCCTGTCAAAGACTGATATTTAATATCAAGCCGACAAGGGGCTTTTATAATAGCTCTTTTATTTAATTACAGGTACGGACGTAATATGAAAGACGCTGATATGCAATATACGGCGCTGAGTATTCAAAAGCTTACTGAGTGGTCAAATGAACCCTCAGTTGCAGAGCTTAAACAAGATTACTCAGATGCCAAAAACGAAACAGATTCTCACGTATCTGATGTAAACCGTTGGCTTGATAATCTACACGTAAAAGGATCTGCGAAGCAGGCTTATTCAAAAGGTAAGTCCAGCATCCAACCAAAACTAATTCGCAAACAAGCTGAGTGGCGCTACTCAGCACTGAGTGAACCGTTTTTATCGACACCTGATGTATTTAATATCTCTCCAGTTAGTTGGGAAGATAAAAAGTCTGCACAGCAGAATCAGATGGTATTGAACAACCAGTTCAACACTAAGATTGAAAAGACTAAGTTCATTGATGAGTACATCCGTACTGCAGTGGACGAAGGCACCGTCATTGTACGAGTGGGTTGGGATTATGAAGAGCGTGAAGAGACGCGCACTGAAATCCTTTACGACTTTGTGCCTGCAAATGATCCCTCCATCGCTAACCAGTATCAGCAACTGGCTCAGTTACTTCAGAGCAATCCTGAAGCTTTTGCACAGCAAGTTCCATCCGAAATCCAGGAAGCTCTCCAGCTTTCAATCGAGAATGGGCAAGTGCTTGTACCTGTAGAGTCTGGCGAAGAACAGGTTACTGAAACAGTGCCTGTTCGGAACCAACCTACTCTAGAGATTTGTGATTACCGCAACGTTGTTATTGATCCGTCATGCGGCGGTGATATGGAAAAAGCACGGTTTGTGGTTTACACCTTTGAAACGTCACTTGATGAACTACGTCGTGACGGCAAGTACAAAAACCTAGATGCGATTCGTGTTACCAACAGTTCAATACTGGGTAACCCTGATCATGTCTCTGAAGACAACAGTGCCTTTAACTTCAATGATGAGCCACGTAAGAAATTCATGGTTCATGAGTATTGGGGTTACTGGGACATCGATGGCGAAGGTTTGGTTAAACCAATTGTTGCAGCTTGGGCAGGTGATGTACTGATCCGTTTGGATGAGAACCCATTCCCAGACGGTAAGCTGCCGTTCGTTGTCGTACCTTATCTCCCAGTCCGTAAAAGCCTCTACGGACAGCCTGACGGGGAACTACTGGAAGATAACCAGAAGATTCTCGGAGCCGTTACCCGTGGCATGATTGATATCATGGGTAAAAGTGCAAATGGTCAGACTGGTGTACGTAAAGACGCCCTCGACCTGACCAACAAGCGCCGCTTCGATCAAGGCATGGATTACGAGTTCAATACGAACGTAGATCCTCGCCAAGCAATCTTCATGCACACCTATCCAGAGATCCCTAACTCAGCTCAGATCATGCTTCAACTCCAGAATGCTGAAGCTGAATCACTGACTGGTGTCAAAGCGTTCAATAATGGTATCAGTGGTCAGGCGCTGGGAGATACCGCAACAGGCGTACGAGGTGCATTGGATGCAGCCTCTAAACGTGAGTTGGGTATCCTACGTCGTCTAGCTGACGGCATCATTCAGATTGGTCGTAAGTTCATTGCGATGAACGCAGAGTTCCTTTCTGAAGAAGAGGTGATTCGAGTTACTAATGATGAGTTTGTAACGATTCGTCGTGACGACCTTGCGGGTAACTTTGATCTACGCCTCTCAATCTCAACTGCTGAAGAAGATAACGCTAAAGCTCAAGAGTTGGCATTCATGCTACAGACGATGGGTAACAACATGGATCCATCTATGTCGAAGATGATCCTGTCTGACATTGCACGTCTACGTAAGATGCCAGAGTTAGCGAAACGTATTGAAGAGTATCAGCCACAACCTGATCCAATGGCTCAGAAGAAAGCTGAACTTGAGATCATGAAGCTGCAAGCAGAGATCCAAGAACTACAGAGCCGTGCTGCTGAGAACCAAGCAAGTGCTATGTTGGATCAAGCTAAAGCAGGCATGGAACAAGTTAAAGCTGGTAACGTCCAAGCTGATACTGATCTGAAGAATCTTAACTTTGTAGAGCAAGAAGCTGGCGTTAAGCAAGAGCGTGATCTGCAAAAGCTAGGAGAACAAGCCAAAGCAAACGCTAAGCTTGAAGTTGTTAAGGCGAGCCTAAACGACAAAACCGCAACACCACAATAACCCCCCCACATAGCACCCCTTCGGGGGTGCATCTTTTACTACCTATCTCTCACGAGGACACAAGTAATGTCACAAGATCTTGAAACGATCGAACTATCTATCAAGCACGCTAAAAAGTCTGTTGATCTAATGAAGTCTTTGGATCGCCTAACACGTAATCGTGACTTTAAAGCGCTATTCCTGGAAGGCTACTTTGAGAAAGAGCCTGTTCGCCTGGTGACTCTTAAAGCTGATCCGAACATGCAAGATGCTGAGAGCCAAGAAGCCATCATTAAACAGATGGATGCAATTGGCACAGTACGTCAGTACCTATCTGGCATTCTGCAGATGGGACGTATGGCTGAGAAAGCCATTGCTGATGACGAAGCAACTCGTGAAGAGATGCTAGCAGAGGAGCTTGATGCATGAGTGATGAGCTGCTGAAGAATGATGATAGCTTTTTAGAGCTATCAGATGACGAAATCATGAACATGGATTTCGATAGTATTCCCAGCGGCACTGAAGCAGAAGAGGGCGATCAGCCCTCGGAAGCTGAAAGTGACGATGCGGTAGAAGCTGAAGAACCAACTGAAGAGGCACCTGAAGATGATGTGCCAGAAGATACTGATGATTCAGATACTGCTGCTGATGACAGCAGTGATACCGATGATGATTCTGCGGAAGATAAAGTAGATACGCAGGATGTATTTGACGGTACAGATGAGCCTGCAGAGTCGGTAGACGACGCTGAGGACGATGCACAAGACGAACCAGAGTCAGACAAGACTGATGACGGTATCGACTATAAAGCTGAGTACATGAAGGTATTGGCTCCATTCAAAGCCAATGGTAAAGAGATCAAAGTAGACTCCGTCGATGAAGCGATTCAGCTCATGCAGATGGGCGCCAACTATACAAAAAAGATGTCTGGCTTAAAACCACACATGAAATTGTTAAAGATGTTGGAGAACAATAGTTTACTTGAAGAATCTAAGCTAAATTACCTCATAGATCTGGACAAGAAAAATCCAGATGCTATTCGTAATCTTATCAAGGAAAGCGGAATTGACCCACTTGATATAGATACTTCTGATAAGACGAGCTACAAACCCCAGTCTTACACTGTGGATGAGCGGGAGATTGAGTTAGATTCGGTACTTGAAGGCATTCAGCACACCGACTCTTACGGCAAGACTGTCGATCTCATCAGCAATAAGTGGGATGAAGCAAGTCGCAAAATCATCGTGCAAAACCCCCAAGTTATTCAGGTTATCAACGAGCACATGTCTAACGGCATTTATGCTCAGATCGACGCTGTAATGACGAAGGAGCGAGCACTTGGTCGGCTAAACGGTAAATCTGATATTGAGGCTTATCGTGAAATTGGTGACAGGATATTTGCGCAAGGTGGATTCGCACAGCAACCCGCAGTGAAAGAACCTGCCAAACCCACTCCTAAACCTAAGAAGCAAGCTGATCCTAAAGTCGTTAATCGCAAGAAAGCGGCAGCCCCTACTAAGACGGCACCAACCTCTCAAGCGAAAGATTCAGACTTTAACCCATTAAGTATGTCGGATGATGAATTCGACAAATTAGTTGCAAGCAAGTTTCTCTAAATATTAAGGAGCGAGAAAATGGCACAGTCATACAACGATCCAATTGGTGGATCTAACTCATCTGTAGGTACTCAGCTACGTACTGATTACTTCTACAAGAAAGCACTTATCGAAGCTAAAAAAGAGCAGTACTTCTCTCAGCTAGCTGACGTAACTGCAATGCCTAAGCACATGGGTAAAACCATCAAGCTTTTCCACTACATGCCTCTACTTGACGATCGCAACGTCAACGACCAGGGTATCGATGCTAACGGTGTAGCGATTACTGACGGTAACCTTTACGGTTCATCTAAAGACATCGGTACTATCTCAGGCAAAATGCCAGCTCTTTCTGAGAACGGTGGTCGTGTTAACCGCGTTGGCTTCAAGCGTCTTGAACTTGAAGGTTCTATCGAGAAATTCGGTTTCTTCGATGAGTACACTCAAGAGTCTCTAGACTTCGATTCTGATGCAGAACTTGAAATGCACGTTGCTCGTGAGATGGTTAACGGCGCATCTGAAATCACTGAAGATGCTCTACAGATCGACCTTCTAAACGGTGCAGGTGTTGTTCGTTACGCTGGTGCAGCTACTGCTAACGCTGGTATCGACGAAACTGCTGTTGTTACTTACGACGACCTTATGCGTCTAGCGATCGACCTAGATAACAACCGTACTCCTAAAGGTACTAAAGTTATCACTGGTACTCGTCTAGTTGACACTAAGACTATCGCAGCTGCTCGTATCATCTACGTTGGTTCAGAACTTCTTCCAACTCTACGTGCAATGACTGATCTACACGGCAACCCAGCATTCGTTCCAGTACAGCAGTACGCTGCAGCTGGTAACACTGTGACTGGTGAAGTTGGTTCTATCGACCAGTTCCGCATCGTTGTAGTTCCAGAAATGCTTAAGTGGGCTGGTGAAGGTGCTGCTGACGTAAACGGTACTGCTTACGAAACTGGCGGTAACGTTGACGTATTCCCAATGCTTGTTGTTGGTGATGGTTCATTCACTACTATCGGTTTCCAGACTGACGGTAAATCAGTGAAGTTCAAGATCACTCACAAGAAACCAGGTGAAGCGACTGCAGATCGTAACGATCCATACGGCGAAACTGGCTTCATGAGCATCAAGTGGTACTACGGTTCACTTATCCTACGTCCAGAGCGTCTGGCTGTAGTTAAAACTGCTGCAGTACTTTAAGTACTAGCATAAAGCCCCATCCCAGTGATGGGGCTTCCTTCCTTCTAATCCACGCTAAACAAGAGACTATCCCCTATGTCTGATATTTCCCTCGATGATTTGAAAACACTAGCTGATGAGATGGGCTTGAAATACCACCCAGCTATTGGACGCGACAAACTAATCGCAAAGATTGAAGAAGCTCGTTCTGAGAATGCTATTGCTGATGCAGTAGCTGAAGTTGTTCCTGAGAAGCCAGAAGTTAAAAAAGAGACTCCTGGGCAGAAGCGTCAACGCCTTCAGAAAGAAGCCGCTAAATTGGTTCGCCTACGCGTAACCAACATGAACCCAAACAAGAAAGAGTGGGAAGGTGAGATCTTCACTGTATCTAACTCTGTTGTGGGTACATTCAAGAAGTACGTTCCATTTGGTGTTGAGTGGCATGTACCACACATCATCTATGAAGCGATTGTTGCTCGCCAGTGTCAGGTATTCACAACTGTGAACGGGCCACGTGGTAACAAGATGCGCAAAGGCAAAATGATTAAAGAGTTCAGTATTGAAGTATTGCCACCTCTGACTGAAGCAGAAATTAAAGATTTGGCTCAGCAACAGGCAATGTCTGGCGCAATCGATCAGGAGTAACACATGGCGATTACTGCAGTAACTGAAGGTACTCTCAACGGTAAAGGTGTATTTGATGTCCTTATGCGGGCAGCAAAAGAGCACCTAAATGAAGAGTTCAAAAAGAACCGCTTCTCCGGTGAAGACTACGCAAACCTTTACTTGGGTACGATGAATGCAGTTCTGCAGCAATCGATCCAATACGCACTGACAGCCGATCAATCGGCTGCTCAGGCGTCTCTATTAGCAGCTCAAACTGATAAGACTCGCCGTGAAGAAGCTGTGGTTGCACAGCAACTGGCTAACCTTGCAACAGAAGGTAAGAACCTTATCAAAGTTGGTTTGAAGCTAGATGAAGAAGTTCAGCTAACCGCAGAGCAGATTAAAAAGCTGGCTGCTGATATTGCACTGACTGAACAGCAAGAAGATAACTTGAAGCTTGAAGGTACGATCATTCCTCTGCAGGGCATCAAGGTACAAGCTGATATCAACATGTCTCAGTATGCTCAAGAGAAGTTACAGGAAGAGACTCTACTCGTTGAACAGCAGCGTCAAAACGCTTCCGCAGAGGGCTTAAACATTCCTAAGCAGGGTTTGTTGATTGATGCACAAACGGCTAAGACGAATGCAGATGCAGCAGCTTCAACCGCTAATGTAAACGTGTTGACGGCTACAGCTGGAAAAGTCACAGCAGACGAAGCTCAGATCCAAGCAGCAATTGCCAAGATCAACAAAGAAGTTGAAGTGTTGGATCAACGTCGTAAGACAGAGATTGCACAGACAGCAGATATGGTTGATGGCATCACAGTAGGCGGTGTACTTGGTAAGCAGAAAGCATTGTATGCAGCTCAGACAGATGGTTTCCAACGTGACGCTGAGCAGAAGCTTGCGAAGCTTATGGTGGATGTCTGGTCTGTACAGCGTACTACCGACGAAGGTATTTCACCTGCAGGTGCTGGTCTATCAGACGCTGAGATTCAGCGTGTGGTTCAAAAAGCTAAAACAGGCATTGGCGTAGTCTAATGCTTAAACGAGTTAGCGTGAGGGGGTTGGGGGGCGTTTAGCCCCCCTTTTTTTACTATGGGATTATTCAGTTCAAAAAAGAAGATCAGCGTATCTTCAATCTCAGCGCCACTGATTGGTATTGAGCCACAGCTTATTACTAAAGCTGTACTTAACGTTATCCATAATGGTGACAACCTTACTGAGCGTTTGATCCAAGATATGTTGGATGGGGCAGGGCCAAAGGTTCGCCGTGCCTATCGCTATGCGCGTGATAACTACACTCTGGGGTTACCACAAGGTTATTCAGAAAGCTTGAACTACGATGACACTCAAATAGAAGGGGTCATTGAAGCATCAATTGGTGAGCCAATTACGCTACAAGATTCTATCTTGGATTATGGAGATCCTGGTTTTCAGTTCATGCAGTACGTGAATGAGAACTATGACTGGGACTTTGAAACCAATGATGTTACGACTACTGAAAAAGGGTCGGCTGATGG